GTGAACGAAGGCGCGGCTACGTTCTCGGAAATCACCACGAATCTTCGGATTCTGGCCGGCGACGTGGACGTCGACAAGTTCCTCATCGAGACGATGGGCGACACCAATGATCAGCTGGCGACCCAGATCGCGCTGAAGGCCAAGGCTCTGGCTCGCAAGTTCGAGCGCACCACGGCGATCGGTGACAATGGCACCAACGCCAAGGAGTTCGACGGTCTGGCGAAGCTGGTGACCGCGGGTCAGACGATCGCTGCCGGTGCCAACGGCGCGGCGTTCACCCTGGCCATGCTGGATCAGCTGCTGGACATGGTGCCGAATGGTGCCGATGTGATCCTGATGCGCTCGGGTACGATCCGTGCGTACAAGGACATCCTGCGCACCGTGGGTGGCGGCACCGACGCCGCGATGCTCCAGCTGAAGAATTTCAGCGCTCCTGTGCTCTGCCACAGCGGCGTGCCGATTCTTCCGATGGACTTCCTGCCGGGCAACGAGACGCAGGGTTCCAGCAACGTCTGTTGCTCGATCTACGCGGCTCGCCTGAACGAGCTGGATGGCCTGCATGCCATCTACGGCGGCTCTTCGGCCGGCATCCGCGTCGAGGACGTAGGTACCGTGCAGAACAAGGATGCCTACCGCATCCGTCTGAAGTGGTACTCGGCCCTGGTGCTGAAGTCCACGCAGTCGCTGGCTCGCCTGAAGGGTGTGACCAACATTTAAGTTGGCGCATAAGTCAGGGGTGACTTATACTAGGGCGGAGCAAAACTCCGCCCTTTTCTTTTCGCAGGACAGAATTGCATGAAGTTGGTACCGGTCGAGATCAAGGCAGAGGGATGGCTGGGATATACCGGTCCCCTCGGCGGCTTCCAGTTCAAGGATGGAAAGTCTGTTGAACCAATCCCGCTGAGAATCGCGCTGCGCATTGGCGCAACGATGGAAGCTTACGACATCAGCGTGGATCCGCCCCTTCGTCTGCATCCGTCCACATACGCCGTGGACTTCAGGGTGAGTCACGTCGAGTCCCGCATCGAGGCTCTGCCTACCGATGCACAGGTGAAGAATCCGCCCCTTCCGGAGGTGGAGCCTGAGACCACGCAGGATCAGACGCCGAAGATCAGCCTGGAGCCGACCAAGATCGTCATGGGTGACGGGTCGGTGAAGGTCGTGTATTCGCGTGCCCAGCTGGAGGCGATTGCTGATCGTTCCGGTATCAGTGGTCTGCGCGAGATCGGTGACCCCCTCGGGGTGAAAGGTCGCTCCGTGGGTGAGCTGATCGAGCGGATCATCGAGAAGCAGTAATGGATTCCTACCGGTCGGGAAGTGAGGTCGTCGTTTCGGTCCCATTCGTGGATCGCAATGGCATTCGCCTGACGCCGACCGCGATTTCCTGGCGGCTGCTGAATGACGAGGCTGCTGAGGTGAAATCCTCGGCGACCATCGGCACCTTCGATGTGGATCTGGGCAAGGTCGACATCACAGTCGCCGGCACCTACAACACGCTCGGCGCTTCTGAGGCTTATGGTCTGCGCCGGGTCGAGGCCACGCTTACGGTAGGCGGCAACCAGATTGTCGTCACGTCGGATTACTTGCTGGACGCAGCACAGCCCTTTGTGGCGGGCGTCAACTCGTTTATGACGTATGAGACTGCTCTGGTGCAAGCGCGTTTCCTGGGCCCTCTGGTGGGCTGGGATGCGGCGTCCGAGGATGAGCGAAAGGCCGCGCTGTTCAAGGCATACGATGCGATGAGTGGCTTCGTCTACGAATTCAGGTACGTGGACGACGAGACCGAGCGAATGACACTTAAGGATCTCGCGGAGGCCGGCACCGGTCTTACCGATGTGAAGCCGACTCAGATCGTGGACTTTCGTCGGGCACAGTTGCTCCAGGCCGACTACATCCTGGGCGGCAACCAGATCGAGAAGGACATTGGCGACGGATTGCAGTCCTCGACGATCGGCGAGGTGTCGCAGTTCTTCCGCCCGCGGGCAACTCTCACGCTCGCCATCTGCCGCGCAGCGCTGGCCTATGTTGGTCGGTACATCTGCTGGGGCCTGGTGATCGGGCGAGCCTAATGGCGATCATTCGGGTCGGTCTACTGGCAATTACCCTGTCTCTGGTTCAACCGGAGGCTGGGGTGATTGTTTGCTCTGTCCCGGTTGTTCGAACTCGGCAGCAGGTCATTCAGTAAACCGCTATGCCGGCACCAATTGCTTTCTATCGGAACAACTTCAGTCTGCTGTGGATTGACATTCGCAGCAACGAACAGCTAGGAATTTTGGACACCGCCTTCATTGAGGACTATAATGGAGTCGATGGCGCGGTGACGTTGGTTCGTCTCTCTGACGATTATGCGTACTCCGTGCCAATGAGCGCAGTTCCGGGTCAAACACCGGAAACCCCTGATGATTACTTCCGGGGGTCCATCGCGCTAAACACGCTGCCGGATGGCATCTACGAAGTTCGAGGGAGAGTGAAGGACCTGGCGGGAAACTATTCCGTCATGGGTTCTGTGGCGTCTCCGCTCGGGACGGAACGGATCTTCGACATGCAGATCCGCATTATCTCGGGCAGTGGATCCAAGAGAGTTGTGGATGTCGGCGCGTTCACTGTACGCGGCGCATATCTGGTTGATGTGGGTCGGGATCAGCGTGTCATTTCGGCAGGCTAAGGTTTGTTCGCAAAGGTCAGTCAGTCGTGAGTGATGAGCAACAGATCGAGGTGCTGGAAGAGAAGTTCTACGTCGCTGAGTACGGATTCAGCTTCGTGGTCAAGACCGGGATCGATCTGACCAACATGGTTGAAGGTGATTTGAAGGGTGTTCTTCAGCGAGCTGACGGTTCGGTCGCCCTGAAGAACATCCCACTGGCAAACATCAGTGAGGTTGCTACCGGGACGGTGTTGTTCCCGGTCAGCGACACGGATTTCACGGTGCCCGGGCGCTATGTCGCGCAGGTCTTCGTGAAGGACACGTCTCTCGGGGTGGCGCGTCCTTCTCATCCGTTTGGCTTTGATGTCGAGCGGCCGATAGGCGGCAACTCGATCTTCCCGTGGGCTTAAGGATTCAGTTGGAGATTTGAGATGTCGAATATCGTTTTCAATATCGCCAAGGGTCGCGTCAAGGAGCTGTACAACCGCGTCAAGTCCAATGACCCGGCCAACTCCGCGCTGATCCTGGTGCCGATCGCGACCGCCGGCCTGGAGGCTGATTCGGTTCTGATCGACAAGGATGACCTGGCCGCGGTGCTCTCGGGTGCTACCGATGAGCAGACCACGATGGGTCGCAAGACGCTGACGGACACCGAGCTGGCTGCTCTGCCCGCCCCGGATGATGCGAACGATCGCAACGAGTTCGATCTGCCGACGGTGACGTGGGCCGGCGCAACCGGCGGTGCGATCAGCAAGATCCTGGTGTGCTACGACGCCGACACGACCGGTGGCACCGACGCGAACATCATGCCGCTATTCATGTTCGACTTCGCGATGACCCCGGATGGCAGTGACATTGTGATGACTGGTGGTACTGCTTACCGCGCGTCGTAATTGGCGAGCGAATCTCACTCACCACTGAGTAAGTCATGCTGCTTCTGACCTCTACGTCCGACAAGATTCGTCTGACCGCTGGTTCCGCGGTGACGACGCTGGAAGTCCATGCCTCTTACATGGACAACAACGCCGGCACGATCACCCCGGGGCGCCTGAATACCGACATCACCAGTACCACGACGACCGACATCGTCACGGCGCCGGGCTCCAGCGTTCAGCGAAACGTCAAGCATCTGAACGTCAAGAACAGCGATACGGTCAATTCCACGACCGTGGATATCGTGCACACCGATGGCACGTTGACGCAGTCGTTGATCAAGGTGTTGCTGCTGCCGGGTGAAGTACTGGTCCTGAATCAGTCTGGCGTCTTCCTGCACTACAGCTCTGATGGCGTTCTGAAGAGTCAGACGCCTATCAAGATCTTCAATCAGAGCACGGCGTCGCAGGGGGCTGGCTTTGCAACCGACACGTATCTGTCGGGATCGTTCGCTCTTTTCCCCGCCGCTCCGAAGGTTGGTACCCGCTATCGGCTGAGCTTCGATGTCACGAAGACTGCCGCCGGTACCGCTACGCCGATCATCACTGTTCGTACTGGTACCGCCGGTACAACCTCTGACACTTCGCGCGGCACGTTTACCTTTGCTGCCGGTACCGCCGCGGCTTCCACCGCTCGATTCACCATCGATGTGATGTTCCGCAGTGTCGGCGGCGGAACGGCCGCGAACATTTATGGTTTTGCAGCCTGCATGAACACCGGCACCACTGGTGTCATTGGTGCTGCATCGGGCGTAGTGCTTCTGTCCGGTGCGTCTGGCTTCGATTCGACGACGGCTGGTCTCGGTATCGGCGTGTCCGTCAATGG